CTTGCAAAACTTGATGCGGAGCGGGAGGCGAAGTGATGGGAATTATCCCTTCAGACCAAATAAAGTTGACTGCTGTGTGGCGCGCGCCATCTGCTGAAGATAATGAGGCGCACGGTTTTGGTGGGCAGCATGTCGGGACAACCCGTGTTTTACGTATCGAACACGAGCCTACGGGAACGGTGATCTACATTGCAGATGGTCAATCTCAGCACCGACAGCGTGAGGTCGCCTTAGACGCAATGGAGTTTATTCTGACACATCCAGCATTTCGGTTAAGGCCGTGAGTATGACCCAAATCCGCCAGACAAAACCCCGATTAACCGACGATCCAACATGGACAGGATGGGCCGCGTTTCATGCCGCTAAGAAGGCTGAGCGCGAGGCGGTGAAGGTTCACGATGAAAAGCAGGAAACATTTGTAAAATAACGGGTTTATGTTAAAATCATGGTATCCAAATCAGCCTCGGAAAGGCAACGGAAATGAAGCAAGTTTTTGGTTACACCGCCCCCGAAATTAATGATGGTGAGCAATATGTGAAATTCTTTCAGGCCTTTCAAGTTGGGTCTGATTTCCAGTTGATAATTCGAGATGGTGACGGAAAGCAAACGTCCATAATGGTTCCCTCCAAACAGATTTCTGCGCTGACCGAGGCGCTGGATACTGAACGAGCAGATATGTTTTGGGATGCAACTGATCCAGAGCGTCCCTACGACCACGAATTTGAACTTCTACAGGACTATGGACACGGGGTCATTTGCGAAGTGCAACGTGCAAGGTCTGTGGGAAATATTTTCGTTGTATCCCTTGAAGCCGCAGATGATGCAGATAGCGATGATGATTGGGAATTTTCTGGCACGAAAGCAGAGTGCGAGTCTGCTCTAGCATTGGAACTTCAGCGCCGCACCATTCTGCCAGAGAGCGAGGGTATGTAATGACCCTCATCCATGTTGGCGGCGCTGATCCTTACTGCAAGACCTGCAATGGAACGGGTGTTCGCGGTTTTATTGGTTACGGAATGGAATGCTATTGCGTGACTGCATGTATAGATAAAAACTGGATTCTGACCAAAGGTATAATCGGTCTGCCAAAACCGAAGCGGAGGTGCAGCACAAAATGACGCCCGAACAACAACGCTATCACGTCCACGAGTTCGCAAATCGCATACGTCGCGGATCACACGAAGGCGCATATCTCGGCCACGCCATGATTGAAGCCGTCAAATCTCTCCGCTGTGAATCCGACATGTATGAAGATTGCAGGCTGATAGAACAGACATTTGCGCGGGACTTTCCGCTGATAGGTGAGAGAGGAAGTGAGTGATGCAACAAGTTATGACAAGACGTCCCCAGATCGGCGAGCCCGGTTTTGAATGGCAGGTCGGCATGTGGTGCAAGACGCGGGGCGGTGATATGGTGCAGGTTACTAGTATCGCCGCGCATATTGTTGCGGGCGGAAGACACTATCATACATTGACCGGCAGGTATCAAAATGCTTATCGAGATGACCGCCGCGACCTCATCAAAGTCGTCGCATGGCCGAAAGAACCACGCAAATGACCTATCTCTGCATAGACCTAAGATCATCGCCAAGCCGCTCTTACATAATCATCAAAACCGAAAAGATGATCCGCGTTTTATCGCCAGCTACCAATGAGCAAGAACATGGTCGGTAAGCCCCATGATAGCGGTGTCATTTCAGCATTGAGCGCGCATGACGATACAGACCGCGTGAGAAAGTATCTTGCCGCTCTGCGCACGAAAAATAACGGAATTCCCCTGACGCAAGAGGAAATCCTACACATACACGCCAGCCCGTTAGCCGATTTGAGCGATGACGAACTTGAAAAACTGGCGCTGGCCGAATGTCGCCTTGTGCAAGATGCGGTATAAATGCAATCACATTCCGAGATTAAATTGCATTTACCCCTTGCAATCGGTTTGAATCCGTGGTTATGTAGGTCATCAGCAACGGAGAAGACAGATGATTTATCGTGGTTATGACATCGAAAGAGCGCCAAACGGAAACCTTGAATGGAAGGATGATGAGGGACGCATTCGTAATGGGTTCGTTAATGGTGTCCAAACATATAAGAGCGAGGAGGATGTCATGGATGATATTGATGCTTACCGAAAAGCTAAACGCATCACCTAATATCTTATCGGCCTCATCTTCGGGTGAGGCCCCAATCCTGAAAGGTAAGAACGATGAGCATTGAACGCAATAAATTTACAGTGAAGCAAGACGCTGATGGCTCATGGTCTTATCAACTTCATCCTTTGGTAGGAAATACACCACCAGCAAAGAGGGGATTTAAATCTGCAAAGCTGGCAACCGAAAGTGCCAAAAAAGCTGCGAGAAAGATTTAACCCCACCACTGCCTAGGAGGACAGAGAAGATGTGCGAATGTATTTCTCGTGTGAACGATAGCCTTAAAGATAAGGGTGTCTATCTCGATACTACATGTTTAATCAACTTCACTGACAATAAAATCACAGAGGTTGTTCGTATTCGATTACTTCCACGCGAGGGCAGGCGTAAGCGCGATATGCCATCGATTATGTCTCCTGATTTTTGCCCATTCTGTGGCGAAAATCGCCATGCTGAAAACGACACCCCCACCACACAGGAAAGTGCATCATGACCGAAGAAACAAACGCAGTAATGCTTGCGGCAATCAAAAAGATTGATGAGTTGCGCGAAGAAAAAGCATCCGCCATTGCCGAGCGCGACACTCTCCTATCCGCTAACCGTGAACTGGTGGAAGCGCTGGAGGAAATGTCCGCTCTGATCGGAACCATCAAAAACGCTGCTGGGATCAATGACGAGTATGGGCGGGTAGTTATTGGTCAGGCCGATGCTGCACGTAAGTTGTTTTCCCTCCATCAAGCCGCCATATCCCGCGCACGTGGAGAAGGGTGATTGACCCGTCCAACACCCGCATGGCTCATCGCCGAAAAGCACCGCATCGAATCCATGCGTATAGGTGAAGTGATCATCATAGACTCCACGCTCAATCATTCAACAGTCTGGCGTCAGCTTCGTGCGTTTGGTAAGTTCAAGTGCAGCCGTATTGATAGTGGCTACAGGATCGAAAGAAAAGGATAACACTCATGTTTCACCAAATCCTAGCCATCACAGGCTACTGGTTTATCGCTGGCGCTATAACGAATACGATATGCTACAAACGGTTTTCTGAGGTTCTGTTTGAAGCAATGGCTAATCATGGCATTCATTCGGCATGGGGAGGCGTTATTCTCGCCACACTGTTCTGGCCCGTATGCCTTTACAGTGCAATCAGAGACACAATCCACATGATGTTAAACGCCCCTTGCGATGATGACGAATTGTGATAAACATACTCATGCACTGTGTTTCCTGTGTGTTTCCTTTCTCCCTTGAAAACTGGCCGCTCACAAAATGGGCGGCTTTTTTTCTAACGCTTGCATGATCAAACATCAGATATTAATATATCTCTCATGCCCGGTGCTAAAAAAACACTAGACGAAAAGCTTGAGATCATCAGCAAAGTATGCGATGCTCTTGAAGGTGGTGCAAATTCAGTATTTGAAGCCTGCGCCATTGTAGATGTTCCTAGAGCCTCTGTGTTGTGGTGGATAGACAATGCTGAGAGGATCGGAATTGACCCCCTAACCGTTAGCAGATACGCGCGCGCGCGCTCGGTTATTATAGACCGTATTGCACAAGAAATAGACGATATTGCACAAGGTAAAGATCGCGGTCCTAACTTTGAAGACAGCGCAGTTGCCGTAGCAAGAGACAGACTGAGACTAGACGCTAAGAAATGGCACCTGTCCAAGATCGCGCCTAAAACACTTGGAACGCCAAAACAGGACATCTCCATAAGCACTGAGGGCGAAGGCTCTAAGATCGTCATCACTGGCGGCTTGCCTGATGGCAATTGAGATCAAGCTTCCCACGCTCCATTCTGGCCAAGTCGAGATATGGAAGAACCGCACCAAGCGCAACATCATCAGGTGCGGGAGAAGGTGGGGGAAAACAAAGCTGCTGACCACGATAGCCGGTAGCAGTAGCGCGCATGGCCAGAGCATCGGTATTTTCACGCCTGAACATAAACAGTGGCTGGAAATATGGGATGAGTTGAAAACAGCCCTGCAACCGATCACACAGCGCGCCACAAAGCAGGAGGGCGCATTACGCCTAACGACTGGCGGAAAGATCGACTTCTGGGCCATTAACGACAATGACCTTGCAGGACGTGGCCGCGAGTATCACAAGGTGCTGATCGACGAAGGTGCGTTCGCTAAGAAGGGCTCCATCGCGACGTGGAAGAAATCCATACAGCCCACACTCTTGACCACGCGAGGCGATGCGTGGGTTTTCAGCACACCATTCGGCATTGACCCGGAAAACATGTTCTATGACCTGTGCAACAATCCTGAGCATGGGTTTAAAGAGTTTCACGCCCCGACGCGCACAAATCCGTATGTTCCGCTTGATGAGTTGGAGAAGTACAAACAGGAAAGTCACCCCGACGTTTTCCGGCAGGAATACCTGGCTGAGTTTGTCGATTTCTCCGGCACGGCATTTTTCCCGGAAAGCAAGTTGCTGGTCGAAGGTCAAGGCGTGGCCTATCCCGAAAAGTGCGATGGCGTGTTCGCGATCATCGACACGGCTATCAAGACCGGCAAGGATAACGATGGAACGGCTGTAACGTATTTCGCCGTTAATCGGTTTCATGGTTATCTCCTGATCATTCTGGACTGGGACATTGTGCAGGTCGAGGGCGCATTGCTTGAAACGTGGTTACCTACCGTGTTTCAGCGTCTTGATGAACTGGCCCGCGTGACTGGCGCACGTAACGGATCGCTGGGAACGTGGATCGAGGACAAGGCGTCTGGTCAGATACTATTGCAGCAAGCCTTGCGCCGTAGCTGGCCCGCACAGGCTATTGAGGGCAACCTTACATCGGTCGGCAAGGATGAACGCGCTATCAGCGTTTCAGGTTATGTGCATACTGAAAAGGTGAAGTTAAGCGCATTTGCACACGACAAAATAACCATGTATAAAGGGCAGTCGCGCAACCATTTTATTACACAGGTCTGTGGTTATCGTGTAGGTGTAAAAGATCAGGCCGACGATTTGCTTGATTGCTTCACATACGGAATATCTATAGCGCTTGGAAATTATGACGGATATTGATTAATGGCTGACATATCGGTGAATGGTTCCAGTGTCGGCTCTGCGCTCATGGAATTGCTTGTCGCTGCGGATATTGAACCGGGCGATGATGTATCCTACCAGCTTTGCAAAACCATCCTGATGTATCATCCCTTGGGCCAGCGCATGGCCGAGGGGCCTATTGCTATGGCGCAGAGTCAGAAACGCAATATCACTGTGCCGCACTCGCCTGAATCGCGCGTTGTGGAAGCGTTTGAGCGCGAATGGGATGCAATAGGGGCAGACAAGCATATCCGCAACGTGGCCAAACTGGCTAGGGTTTATGGCATCGCTGCGGTTGGCTTTGGTGTGGAAAGCAAGAACTCCGATAGCGTGATCCAGCCGGATGAGTATGCAGACCCTGGCATGTTCATCAGCGTGTTCGACCCGCTTAATACGGCTGGTTCTCTGGTTCTCAATCAAGACCCGAACGCGCCTGACTTCCAGAAGTACCGCGACATAGCCGTCAACGGCGTCCAGTGGCACAGGTCGCGCACCTGCGTGATCATGAACGAAGAGCCGGTGTATATCGCCTACACGCCCGCCGCGTTCGGCTTTGTGGGTCGCTCTGTGTATCAACGCGCATTGTATCCGCTCAAGTCGTTTATCCAGACCATGATTACTGATGATCTGGTGAGCAAAAAGGCTGGCCTGCTGGTCGCCAAGATGAAGCCTGCCGGGTCTATCGTTGATAAGATGATGCAGGGCTTTGCCGCAATCAAGCGTCAGATGTTGCAGGACGGCACAACAGGCAATGTTCTGAGCATCACGCCTGATGAGGCGATTGAAACGCTCAACATGATGAACATCGACGGCGCGGGCGGCTGGGCGCGTGAGAACATCATCAAAAACATTGCGACCTCGGCGGATATGCCCGCTGCTCTCCTGACGCAGGACACGCTCACAAAGGGCTTTGGCGAAGGCACGGAGGACGCAAAGAACATCGGGCGGTACATTGACGGCCTGCGCGAATGGATGAAGCCGCTGTATGATTATTTCGACCGTATCGTGCAGTACAGGGCATGGAATGAAGACTTCTACGCCACGATCCAGCGTGAATATCCCGAAGAATACGGCAAGGTGTCTTACGCTCAAGCCCTGACCGAATGGCAAAATGACTTCCGCGCTGAATGGCCGTCATGGCTGATCGAGCCGGAAAGCGAGCGCGTCAAAACCGATAAGGTCAAGCTTGAAGCCGTGGTGAGTGTCGCTGAAACGCTCATTGGCCAATTAGACCCGGAGAATAAAGCCACGCTCATCGACTGGGTGGCGCAAAGCCTGAATGACAACAAGATGCTGTTCAAGACGCCGCTCGTTATCGACACTGAGGCGCTGAAAGAATACGTCCCGCCCGTCCCTGTGATAAGCGAGGGCGAGGATCAACCCAAACCCAAAAAGCTTCCGTCGCTTGGTGGTGATGAATAATTCTACGGAGATACTAAATCATGGCTGCTGAAATTACCTTGTTTACGAAATATGACGTTCTGAAAGGCGCGCAGGTCATTGACGCATC